TAGACAAGTGGAGGCATCCCTGTTCTATACACACCCATCAAATACAGCCTCTGTGGTGATGTTCAGCGTATTTAATTATATGCCTAACACATATCTAGGAGGATATTAAAATGGCTTTTCCAAGTGCATCCGGTCACGGAAATTTACCTAATGGTAATTTCTCGCCCGTAATCTATAGCAAGCAAGTACAGCTTGCATTCCGTAAAGCGTCTACTGTTGAAGACATCACCAATAATGATTACTTTGGTGAAATCGCAAACATGGGCGACAGTGTCAAAATCATTAAAGAACCTGAAGTGTCTGTTCAAAGCTACGCCCGTGGCACACAGATCACTGCTCAAGATCTGAATGATGAAGACTTCACCTTGGTTGTTGACCAAGCTAACTACTACGCTTTCAAGATTGATGACATCGAAGCAGCTCACTCACATGTGAACTTCATGCAGATGGCTTCTGATCGTGCAGCGTATCGTTTGCGTGATCAGTATGACCAAGATGTCTTGGGTTACTTGTCTGGTTTCTCACAGTCTGCAAAGCATGTGAATCCTGACACAGCTCGTACAGCAGCCGCTGGTACTAAGGCAGTTACTGCCGCTGGTGCTGATGAGTTGTTGGCTTCTATGAAGCTGAAAAAAGGTAGCTTTGGTAACATCACTACAGCTTCTGCTGGTGATCATTCCATTCCTTTGGCTCCCCGCCTTCCCGGTGCAACAGCACTGCCTACAGATGTAGCTTCTCCTTTGATGGTGATTGCTCGTATGGGTCGTCTGTTGGACACGCAGTTTGTTGATTCTGCTGGTCGTTGGTTGGTTGTCGATCCTGTGTTCATCGAAATGTTGAAGGACGAAGACAGCCGTTTGTTGAATAGTGATTTTGGTGGTTCTGGTTTGCAGAACGGCTTGGTCATTAACAACTTGCATGGCTTCCGTATCTATGTTTCTAACAACCTGCCAAAGATTGGTACTGGTGCTGGTACTTCAGGTACTGCTAACCAGAACTCCAACTATGGTGTGATTGTTGGTGGTCATGACTCTGCTGTTGCTTCTGCTCAGCAAATCACCAAGACTGAAACATATCGTGATCCCGACAGCTTCGCTGACATCGTGCGTGGTATGCATCTTTATGGTCGCAAAATCTTGCGTCCTGAAGGCATTGTCACTGCTAAATACAACGCTGCTTAAGGAGAAACATTATGGCAACTATTACAACTTTGGCTGGTGCAGCCTCCGCTGGTCGTACCGCTGGTGCTGTCCCTTACTTGGTCGATGTTACAGTTGACTTCGCTGCTGCAGCTACAGCTAAAGGCTCTGCCTTGGCTGCTGCTGATGTCATCGAAGCTCTCAGTGTTCCCGCTAACACTCTCATCTTGAATGCTGGTATGGAAGTTATCACTGCCCTTGGCGGTGAGTCTTCTGACACTACATTCGACTTAGGCGTGACTGGTGTTGATGCTGACAACTTTGTTGATGGCTTTGATGCTGACGCTGCTGCTGCTGGTGCTTATGCCCAGAATGCTGCTGCTTTCCAGCCTATCGTCAACGCAACTGCTGACACTATTGACATCTTGATTGCCACTGCCACTACTGCTCCCACCTCTGGTGAAGTGCGTGTATGGGCTGTGTTGATGAATGTTGATGGTCGTCCTGCACGAACTTCCGTTGATCGTGAGCAACTGGCTTAATAGCTAGTTAATACTGGGAGGGGCTTAACCGCCTCTCCCTTTTATTGTTTAAAAATTATGTCTACATACATTTCTTTAACGAATGAATTGCTACGAAGAATGGGTGAAGTTGTCTTAGACTCCACTGAATTCGATGGAGCTAGAAACATCCAGTCTCTAGCTAAGAATGCTGTCAATTCATCCGTTAGAGAATTGATGCACTCTGCACAAGAGTGGCCTTTTGCTCTTGTTACTAACACACAAACACTGACAGTGGGTACAGGAACATATTCTTTTCCTTCTGCTTTGTCCAGTGTTGATTGGGAAAGCTTCTATCTTAAGAAGCTAACAGCAGCGGATAATGATCCTCTTCGTCTTCCTGTTCTCACTTACACAGACTACTTAGACAACTATCGTCCCGGTGAAGATGTTAATGGCACTGGTGGTTATGGTCCTGCTATTGCTGTTTATCAAACACAAGAGTCTAAGTTTGGTATCACTCCCCTGCCTGATCAGGCTTATGAGGTGGAGTATAAGTATTGGTCTTTCCCTGCTGATTTATCTGTTTCTACAGATGTCTGTATTATTCCTGATAGATTTACCAGCGTATTAATTGATGGTGCTATGTTCTACATGTTGATGTTCAGGTCAAATGAACAAGGTGCTACTATGTACAAAGAGAAGTTTGACACTGGTATTAGAACAATGCGTAGGCTTTTATTAGATGAGCCTTTGTATATGCGTTCAACGATGATTGTTAAGCCCTCGTTCAATCCTAGAGTGTTTTAATGGCAGACAGAATTAGTGGCTTTAAGGTGACATGTATTGGTGGAATGAACACCAATAGGGATGTACTATCTCAAGGTGAGATGTATCCCGGATCAGCCACACAGCTAATTAATTATGAGCCAGCCATTACTGGTGGTTATAGACGGATTAGTGGATATGCTAATAGTTATGGAACTGTAACTGGTACAGGTAATGTACTTGGTGTTATGGTTTCAGAGAGTTTAAATGATGGCATCTTTGCTTGTCGCAAGCCTTCTTCTGGTACAGACTACTTTTATAAATGGGTAGCTTCTTCATCCACTTGGTCAGCTATATCAACTCCCGGAACTATTACGATGGTGGGGGTTAAGAAGGTTAGGTTTACTAGATATAATTGGAGTGCTCCTAAGTTTGCATTAACTGATGGAATCAATCCGGCTGCTGTGTATGATGGAACTACATATACACAGATTACAGATGCTAATGCTCCTAATAGTCCTAAGTATTCTGCTGCCTTTAAGAATCATTTATTCTTAGCTGGTGATACAACAGATCCTTACAACTTATACATCTCTTCTCCTTTGGCAGAGACAAACTTTAATCCAGCAAATGGTGCTGCTGTTATCAATGTAGGGTTTGAGATTGTTCAGATTAAACAGTTTAGAGATACGCTGTACATCTTTGGCAAGAATGCCATTAAGAGTTTAACAGGCACTAACATAGCTGACTTTGTGGTTGGTGAAGTTACAACAAATTTAGGTTGTGTTGTTCCAGATAGTGTGATAGAACTGGGGGGAAGTCTAGTATTCCTTGGACCTGATGGTTTTAGACCTGTAGCTGGAACTAATAAGATTAATGATGTTGAGTTGGAAACAATTTCAAAACAAATTCAATTCACCATTACAGCAATCTTACAAGAACTTGTAGCTGGTTCTATTGATCCAGAAACATTAAGCTCTGTAGTAATTCGTAAGAAGTCTCAGTTTAGATTGTTCTTACCATCTGAAGGAACCTTTGGTTTGCTAGGTGGTCTTAGAGCCAGTGAAGGTGGTGTGTCGTTTGAGTATAGCCAGCTTTTTGGCTTTCCAGCTACATGTGCTGCTAGTGGATACATTGGGCTTGAAGAAGTTATTGTTCATGGGGATTCTACTGGTAAGGTGTATAAGCAGGAGACAGGAAGTTCTTTTAATAGTACAGAAATCTTAAGTGTTTACCAAACACCTTTCTACTATTTTCAAGATCCATCAATCCGTAAAAACTTCTATAACATTTCTACATTCTTGCGTAGTGAGGGATCGACTAGTATTGTGATGGGTGTGTCGTATGACTTTGATGACTCTGTTAATGTCTTCAATCCAGCCAACTATAACATTTTAACAACTGGTGCTGCTGCTTATTACAATGAAGCCATCTATGATGCTTCAGCAATTTACGATGGTAATCCATCACCAGTGGAAAAGACAAACATTGAAGGCTCTGGATTCTCCGTTGCTTTCAAATATGTGACTAATGATCAGAATGCTAGTCATACGATTCAGGGCTTGGTCTTGAATTATTCGATGAATGACAGACGCTAAGGAGAACTACCTTGACAGGTTATGTAAGACAATCTGCTGCTGATATTGTACCAACGGGTGTAGTTCGTGCGGCTCCTATTAACAATGAGTATAATGCTCTGCGTGATGCTTTTGCTGTTGGTGGTGGTCATAAGCATGATGGCACTGCTGCTGAGGGACATCCTGTTCCTGTCATTGGAGACAGTGACTTATTAAATAAGATTGCTACAGACACAGCTAACAATCGTCATGGTGTGTTTGTTGAGGTGGCAGCGGCTGCTGTTGAGCAAGTGCGCTTCCAAGACGGAGCTATTGTCCCAGTAACAGACAATGACATTGACTTAGGTACAAGTGCTCTTGAGTTTAAAGACTTATACATTGATGGCACAGCAAACATTGACAGCTTAGTAGCTGACACTGCTGACATCAATGGAGGCACTGTTGATGCCGCTGTTATTGGTGCAAGCACTGCTGCTGCTGGTACATTCACTGCACTCACTGCCAACACCTCTTTAGTTGCAGCCACTGCTGACATTAATGCAGGTACTATTGATGGTGCTGTTATTGGTGGCTCTTCTGCCTTAGCCATCACAGGCACTACAATTACTGCCACCACAGGATTTGTTGGTGGTCTTACTGGTGCTGTCACTGGTAACACAGCAGGTACACACACAGGTGCTGTTGTTGGTAATGTCACTGGTAATTTAACTGGTAATGTTACAGCCTCTACAGGCACATCAACATTCAATGATGTCACCATCAATGGTGGCTTGAACATGGATGCTGGCACTGCTGCCACCATCACCAACTTAACTAGCCCTACCAATTCTGGTGATGCAGCTACCAAAGGCTATGTTGACACAGCAGACGCTTTAAAGCTTAATCTGTCTGGTGGCACAATGTCGGGTGCTATTGCTATGGGGACAAACAAGATTACAGGTCTTGGTACTCCTACATCAAATGCTGACGCAGCCACTAAGGTTTATGTTGATACAGCTATTAGCAACTTAGTAGCCGCTGCTCCCGGAGCATTAGACACTCTAGATGAACTTGCTGCTGCTTTAGGTGATGATGCCAACTTTGCCACCACAGTTACCAACTCCATTGCAACTAAACTAGCACTTGCTGGTGGCACTATGAGTGGTGCTATTGCAATGGGTACTAGCAAGATTACTGGCTTAGGTGATCCAACTCTTGCACAAGATGCTGCCACTAAAACTTATGTTGATACAGCAGATGCACTGAAGCTTAACTTGTCTGGTGGCACTATGAGTGGTGCTATCGCTATGGGTACTTCTAAGATTACAGGTCTTGGCAATCCCACAGCAAATCAAGACGCTGCTACTAAAACTTATGTAGACACTGCCGATGCATTGAAACTGTCGTTAACAGGTGGCACAATGTCTGGGGCCATTGCGATGGGTACTTCCAAGATTACAGGCTTGGGTACTCCAACAGATAATGCTGATGCTACAACTAAACTGTATGTTGATGGCATCTTAGGCTCTGCCACTGCTGCTGCTGCCTCAGCTTCTGCTGCAGCTACCTCCGCTTCTAATGCAGCCACTAGTGCAAGCAATGCTTCCACATCAGAAACCAATGCTGCTTCGTCTGCCTCTGCTGCTTCTACATCAGCTACCAATGCTGCTAATAGCTATGACGCTTTTGATGATAGGTATTTAGGAAGCAAGTCTTCTGCACCTTCTGTTGACAATGATGGCAATGCTTTATTAACTGGTGCATTGTATTGGAACAGCACAAGCAATGAATTGTATTTGTGGACTGGTTCTGCATGGACACGCTCTGCTTTGTCTGGTTCAGACTATGTAGCTAAGACTGGTGACACCATGACTGGTGCTCTCACAGTCACTGCTCTTACAGCTTCCTTAGATTCAACATTCTCATCTACAGGTGCTTTGAGAATTAGTAAGGGAACTACTGCAGAACAACCCGGAACACCTGTAACGGGAATGCTTCGCTATAATACAACAACTAATCAGTTTGAGGGATATAGCGGTTCTTCTCCTGCGTGGAACAGTGTTGGTGGTGCAACGATCAGCAATGACACAAGCACAGCTACTAATGTCTATCCTCTATTTGCAAGCGCAACATCTGGCACAGCTACAACGCTGTTCACAGGCAATACTAAGTTGCTGTACAAGCCAAGCACTGGTGAACTGTCTTCTTCTGTTGTAAATGCGGGGAACGGCATCTATGTAAATAGCCAGTCTATTGCTGTAAGTTATACAATTGCAGCAGGTTACTCAGGTATGTCATCTGGCCCTGTCACCATTGCATCAGGTCAATCAGTCACAGTTGCCAGCGGTTCACGCTGGGTCGTTTTGTAAGGAAAATTTATGAGTTCAATAGTTATTGCTGGCGACACATCTGGAAGCGTTACGCTACAAGCTCCTGCTGTGGCGGGGACAACAACGATAACGCTACCAGCAACTAGTGGGACGTTATTACAATCAGGTACAACTGTTACTGAGGCACAAGGTGGTACAGGAACTACTGTTGGTTACAATGGATTTAAAAACCGCATCATCAATGGTGGAATAACAATCTCACAGAGAGGTGTAAGCCCAACCCAAACGGGTGGTGGAGACTACTCGGTCGATAGGTTTTTTAATTACTACTCTGGAAACGCCTACACATCGGTTCAATCAACTACTGCACCAGCAGGATTTATAAACAGTTTGTTATTGACCATTACAACAGCATCAGCATCTCCAACGTATAGTTTTTTTGGACATAAAATTGAAGGATTAAACTGCGCTGATTTAGGTTATGGAACCGCTACCGCCTCAGCGGTTACGCTGTCGTTTTGGGTTCGCTCAAGCGTAGCTGGTATTTATTCCCTTTCCTTAAGTAATAATGATGGCAATAGAGCTTATGCGGCTTCATACACCATCAACACTGCAAATACTTGGGAACAGAAATCTGTAACCATTCCCGGTGATACGTCAGGGACATGGCTAACAACAAATGCGACAGGGATTTTTATTCGTTGGAATATGGGAACAGGACAAGCGGGTAGGCTTATTTCTGCGGGTTCTTGGCAAGCGGCTAATGCCGATGGTGCAACAGGATCAACGGGTGCAAACACTTGGGCAAATACTTCAGGCGCAACCTTTTACATCACAGGCGTTCAACTAGAAAAAGGCTCAACAGCAACATCGTTTGATGTGCGTCCTTATGGGACTGAATTGTCTTTGTGTCAACGCTACTATTACAGAGCAGTTAATGGAAATACACAACCAATAACTAATGGTTTTTATTACAGTAGTACCGATATCCGAGGGATTATAAATTTCCCTTGCACAATGCGAATTTCACCATCACTTGTTTCGTCAAGTGGTACAGACCATTTTAGATTGCAAGCAGTAGGTAGTGACGACACATTTGACACGCTATTAGATGCTGGCCCTAAATCAACTACATCAATGTATTTGTATATAAATAGCAATGTTTCTGGAACTGCTGGTAATGCGGGGGCAATTCTTTCAAATAACGCAAGTGCATCTCTTGCTTTTAATTCGGAGTTGTAAAAATGACATACAAACTTTATAAAAATGCTCTTGGCAATACTTCAATAATGAAAATTGAACAAGGCTATGTAACCAGTTTTACTGAAGACCCTGCCAACACAGACTACCAAGCCTACCTAAAGTGGCTTGCTGAAGGCAATACACCCGAACCCGCAGAAGGAACTTAACATGGCAAGCATAATCAATGCAGCAACATCAGGTGGGCTAGTCACCACTGCTGACACATCAGGCATCTTACAACTACAAACAGCATCGACTACTGCTGTGACTGTGACTGCTTCACAGAATGTGGGTATTGGAACGGCTTCACCCGGAGCGAGATTGGGCATACTTGTATCAGGAATGACTAACCAAGTCTCACTTGGTGCAAACGCATCAAATTCGGCCTATGGTTCAATTTCTTTTGGTGCAAGTAACCTAGATACTGGAAGGATTGGCTTTACTGCTGGCGGTAATACTGACCTTAATTTATACGTTGATGTGCCAAGTGGAGGAACGCATCAATTTAGAAATGCTACCACTACAATGGTGACTGTTAATAGCGCAGGAAATCTAAAGACTATTGGGACAATTAGTGTTGGCAATGCAACTCCTTCAACAAGCGGTGCTGGCATCACATTCCCCGCAACTCAAGTTGCATCATCAGACGCTAATACTTTGGATGACTATGAAGAAGGTAACTGGACACCAACTGTTGCGGCAACGACAACAAACCCCACTGTTAGTTCTTATCCTACAAGAGTTGGAAGATATGTAAAGATTGGGAAACAAGTAACAATCTATTGTGGTATTCAAAACAATTCATCAGGTGGCTCAGGAAATTTAAAAATTACTGGTTTGCCGTTTCAAGCCACTTCTGATGATTGCACTTTTTCAGGCG